TAGAAGAAACTAATTGTGCATTGCTTCTTGTTTCGCATCTACGACGCACTGGGGCTGACAGTGGGCATGAGGATGGTAAGGAGGTAAGCCTGTCACATCTTCGCGGCTCACAGTCCATCGCACAGCTTTCTGATGCTGTCGTAGCTATGGAACGTGATCAGCAGTCTGATGACGAGAACATCGCTAACACCACAACCATCCGCGTATTGAAGAATAGGTATGCTGGTGAAACTGGTGTCGCTTGCCACTTGTTTTTCAACAAGGATACTGGTAGGTTGCACGAGGTTACTAATCTTGGTGACGATCTTGATGGAGGAAGTGACGACAACGACATTCCCTTCTAAGCAATAAGAGGTAAGTATGCAGGTAATACTGGACATTGAAACAGATAGTCTTGATGCTACAAAGATATTCTGTATCGTAACGAAGAACGTAGAAACAGGTCAGGTCAATATCTGGAAGGAAGAAGAATGTCTAACTAAGTTTCCTGCATTCGCCCAAGGGGTATCGAAGTTCATTATGCACAACGGCATAAGCTTCGATGCCCCTACCCTCAATCGTTTGACAGGAACAAAGCTTACTGTAGACACAGTAGAAGATACTCTTGTTCTTTCTCAACTACTATTTCCAACACGCAGCAAACATTCGCTTGAATCTTGGGGACTTGATCTAGGGTTTGAGAAGATTGACTTTCACGACTTTTCTCAGCTAACTGACGAGATGATCACATACTGTGTCAGAGACGTTGAGATTACCTTTCGCCTATGGTTAAAGATCAAAGAAGAAAAACCAGAGAAGTATCGTCAGGCTATTGATCTTGAATACAATGTTCGTCGCATCATTGATGTTCAAGAAAAGAATGGCTTTACTCTTGATGTACAAAAGGCTATGACGTTACAGGCTTCTCTAAATGATAAGTCTCATGCTATCGAAGAAGACCTACAACGTCGTTATCCTCCTATCGTAGAGGAAAGGTATTCAGAGAAGACAGGTAAAAGACTGAAGGACAAGATAACTGTCTTCAATCCTGCAAGCCGTCAGCAGATTGCTGCGCGTCTCAAGGAACAAGGATGGGTGCCAGAGAACTTCACACCTACTGGTCATGCCATCGTAGATGAAGGCACACTGAAGAAGGTAGATATTCCTGAAGCACAGATGATTGCAGAGTATCTTCTTATTAACAAACGTACAGCCCAGATCAAATCGTGGCTAGAACTTTTAGAGGAGGACGATAAGGTACATGGTAAAGTACTTACTCTCAAAGCTATCTCAGGACGTATGGCCCACCATAGTCCAAACATGGCACAAATTCCTGCAGTATATTCTCCCTATGGGGTGGAATGCAGAAGCTGTTGGATCAGTAGTTCTTCTAATAATGTTCTTGTTGGTTGTGATGCAAGTTCCTTGGAGTTAAGGTGTCTTGCACACTACATGCGTGACGACGACTATACGAAGGAAGTAGTTGAAGGAGACATTCACACAGCTAATCAAAAGGCTGCAGGTTTGGAAACACGTGACCAAGCAAAGACATTCATCTATGCTTTTATCTATGGCGCTGGTGCAGCAAAGATTGGCAGCATTGTTGGAGGTACCGCAGGTGATGGTCAGAAGCTTATTGATAACTTCCTTGCCAGCTTACCTGCACTAGCCAACCTGAGAAAAGCTGTTGACAAAGCTTCTTCTTCAGGATATATACAGGGACTTGATGGTAGGAAGTTACATGTCAGGCATCAACATGCTGCTATGAATCTTCTTCTACAAGGTGCTGGAGCAATCATCTGCAAACAGTGGGTAGTTGTTATCGACAGGCTAATACGAAAGCATAGCATTGATGCTAAGTTAGTTGCCAGCATTCACGATGAATATCAGTTTGATTGTCGTAAAGATCATGCTGAACGATTTGGTAAACTAACCCAAGAAGCAATGAAGATTGCAGAGAAGGAGTTAAATGTCCGATGCCCGCTAGACAGCGAATACAAAGTCGGCCTGAATTGGTCCGAAACACACTAATAAATCTTAATGAAAATGAACTAGCGTTAGCTAAGACCATCGCTATTGCTAGGAATGCTTCTAACAGAAAGGAAGGTGTAGCAGATAATATTCAAGACAAGAAACGAACATCAATTCAAATTGATATTGATGGCGCTGAAGCAGAGTTAGCTTTCTTCAAGCTGATAAATACTTATCCTGAATCTTTCTTTGATACGACGAATAAGTCTAAGAGTACTGGAACTGATTTGGGTGATGTATTTCTTGATGACTTTAGTATCGACGTTAAATCGACTAGGTATAAGACGGGCCAACTTATTCAAAGTGGGGCCAAGACATTCAAATCTAAGATCGATATGTATTGTCTTATCATCAAGGAAGAAGATAATATCTTTAACATGAAAGGATTTTATCCATCTTCTCTATTGCTTCAGGAAAAGAACTATGGTAAACACTTCCCCGGTCGTCCATGTTTTGCAATCAAACAAAATGTTTTGATGGACTACGACGATTGTGCAAAAAAAGTGTTGACAAGTAGTAAGTAGTACAGTAGTATCCCTTTCGTTACTTGAAACAGTCTCAGCCAAGAGACATTACAAATGGAGTTATAAATGGCTAATCAGAAATATGATGCAATCCTTCTTTCCGGTAAGGCTCACTGGGCATCGGTTGTTGAACCGAATACCACTTACGAACCGGCTTGGCAGATTGATGTTGCTATTGACGACGAGACTCGTCAGAAGCTTGAGTCAATCGGTCTTAACGTCAAGAACAAGGGGGATGATCGTGGAGACTTCTTCTCCTGCAAGCGTAAGGTAGTGAAGAAGGATGGTTCCAAGCGTGAGGCACCTCGCGTAATTGATGCAAAGCGTAATCCTTGGGATAGCCGTCTGATCGGTAACGGTTCTACTGTTAAGGTAAAAATTCAGCCCTACGAATATGAATATGCCGGTAAGGCTGGTGTTACCGCTGATCTTATGGCCGTTCAGGTCATTGATCTTGTACCTTATGGTGATCCTTCCGGTGACTTTCAGGAAGAAGATGGTTTCACCATTGATCAAGAACTAGCAGCACTGTAAGGAAAGGAGTAGTATGAAGCTTAGAGTAGTAGCTGCTTCTCTAGGTCTTGTTATCGTAGCCTCTGCTGGGTATAGTTATGCAGAGGCTACGCAAGACACTTGTGGATATGATTCAGTTACAGGTAATTGGATCAGCCCTAACGGAACTGTACATCAAGGAAGTACATTCGATCATGCCGTAGCGTGTGCATCACAAGGAAAACTTCCAAAGATTGTAGAGGAACGTCTAGGAATCTACGGAGATGCATTAACAAAAACAATCGCAGCTAATGCTGTATTTATGAACAACAAGGTTAAGGAAGCTAACAAAAATGACAAATGAAGCACGTGTACTATCAGCCCTTCGTCGCGGTATGCGAGTTACTCGTAAGACTGCAATCGAACGTGGATGGTGTGAGAACCTAACGGCAACTATCTCACGCCTTCGCAAGAAGGGTTACGTAATTACCGCAATTAAGGCTATGTCTCCCGAAGGGTCTTATACGCGGTACAAGCTACTATCCGGCCCGTCAGTACAGTCAAAAGCTGCGTAGTAGCTAACACGAGAGGCAACAGAACATGGCTAAGTCAATCGACACATTGGTAGAAGACATCTATAGTCTCTTCACCAATGACGAGGAAATAAAAATAGATAAGAAGCACCTCGACGCTTTTGCTGAAGCAGTAGCCAGTTCTGTTGCCTCCGCTATCTCTGAGGTTCGTAAGCCTAGAGAACCATCTTTGCGTCTATCTCTTATTGGTCATAAGGATAGAAAGATTTGGTATGAGATGAATGGGGCAGAGAAGCAGCAACTCTCTGCTCCAACTCTCATTAAGTTTTTATATGGTGATATTCTTGAACAGCTATTGATCCTATTCACTAAGGTAGCTGGGCATGACATTGTAGAGGAACAAGCTGAACTAACTTCTAATGGTGTGCGTGGTCACAAGGATGCTACGATTGATGGTGTGCTAGTTGATTTTAAATCAGCTTCTCCCTACAGCTTTAAGAAGTTTAAAGAAGGTACTATTCTTAATGACGATCCTTTCGGATACATTGCACAAATATCTGCTTACTCTGATGCGGACAACAATCCGAACGTAGGCTTCGTCGCTATCGACAAGTCATCAGGTGAGATATGCTACTGCCCTATTGACGACATGGACCTAATCAATTCAGGGAACAGAATAGATGAAATTAGAAGCTTCTTGGAAAAAGACACACCCCCTGAGAAATGTTATGATTCAGTTCCTGATGGTTCTTCAGGTAATCATAAGCTACACATTGGCTGTGCCTTTTGTGATTATAAGTTTACTTGTTGGTCTGATGCTAATGATGGCGTTGGTATTCGTACTTTTAAATATAGCAATGGGCCAAAGCATCTTGTCAAAGTGGCGAAAGTTCCTAATGTACCTGAAATAACTAATGGCAAATAGATACAGATCAGGTTCAGAGAAGAAGACAGGTGAGTTACTTGACAGTCTTAGCGTTGCTTACTCTTTCGAACCTCACTACATAAATTATACTTGGCTAGAATATAAAAAATATCTTCCAGATTTTATTCTACCAAATGGTATCATACTGGAAGTTAAAGGAAGGTTTAAACTAGAAGACAGAAAGAAACACCTCTTCATTAGAGAAACTTATCCCGAACTGGATATTCGGTTTGTCTTCGACAATCCCAATAACAAATTAAATAAAGGAGGTAAGTCAACCTATGCAGATTGGTGTATCAAGAATAACTTCCTCTTCTGTAAAAACTCTGATCATCAGGTTATAGAAGAGTGGACAAATGAAGGACGAAAATCAAATAGACGGGGAGAAGTTTCTTCTAAACGTAGAGTATCTTCTAGGTCAAAACCAAGAAACAAGTCCAGAAAAGGTTCTGTTTCTAAGCGTAATACTACAGGCACTACTAGACGCAACAAAGCCGGAAACACTAAGCGAACCTGAAGAAGAGAAGCTGGCAAGACGTTCAGCGCAAGCATGGTTCTTCGCTTCAGTAGGCGTAACATCTCAAGACTTTGTAGACGTATGTGATCTTGCAGGTATCTCACCTGTGGATATGCGAAGCTTTGCATTTAAGGTCTTGCGTAGCAAGGAAGTTAAGTATATAAGGAAGAGGATCAACACGGTGTTAAGCTATGACTAAGAAACCTAACAGATGGATGGACAACTTCAACATGGACAAGCAGGTTCTTGAATACATGAAAGAAATACCCACACTCAAAGACTACAAGTTCGATGAAGATAAGTATCTTATCGAAGTTCAAAAGTATATTCTAAGCACCTACAATCAGCACTATGCTCAGAGTAAGTATCAGGCTACCGATACGATTGTGGATGCCGGATATGCAGAAGGTTTTTGCATGGGTAACATCCAGAAATACTGGAAGCGTTACGGTAAAAAGGAAGGAAAGAACCGTAAGGACTTGCTGAAGATCATACACTATGCTATCATTATGCTTCATGTCCACGACAACCAAACACCGGGAGAATAGAATATGCAAGCACCTAACTACAACATCAACATCGACCCAGAAAGAGACAGTTTATTTGATAAGTTAGGTATTGCAAGGCTAAAGGAAAGCTACATGATGGACCATGAACTTTCTCCACAGGAGAGGTTCGCCTATGTATCTAAATGCTTTTCTTCTAATCAGGAACATGCACAGCGGCTATACGACTATTCGTCTAAGCACTGGCTTTCTTATTCTACTCCTATCCTATCCTATGGCAGGTCGTCACGTGGCTTGCCTATCTCTTGCTACCTAAACTATATCCATGATAGTGCAGAAGGTCTTGTTGATAATCTGTCAGAGACTAACTGGTTGTCCATGCTTGGCGGTGGTGTAGGTATTGGCTTTGGCATACGGTCATCAGATGATAAGTCTACTGGTGTTATGCCTCACCTCAAGATGTACGATGCTTCTTCTCTTGCCTATCGTCAGGGCAAGACACGTCGTGGTTCTTATGCTGCGTATCTTGATATTGACCATCCCGATATTGTTCTATTCCTTGAGATGCGTAAGCCTACTGGCGACCAGAACTTCCGTTGCCTTAACATGCACCACGGTATCAACATCAGTGATAAGTTTATGCAGGTCTTAGAAAACTGCATGGTTGATCCTAATGCTGACGATACATGGGAACTGCGTGATCCACACACTAAGAAGGTGTGTGATGTTGTGTCTGCTAAAGAGATGTGGCAACGTATCCTAGAGATGCGTATGCAGACTGGTGAACCTTATCTTCACTTCATTGATCGTTCCAATGAACAGCTACCATCATGGTTAAAACAACAAGGGTTGAAAGTACATCAGTCAAATCTATGCTCAGAGATTATTCTTCCTACATCAGCAGAACGTACAGCAGTTTGCTGTCTGTCTTCTGTTAATCTAGAGTATTTCGATGAATGGTCTAAAGACAAACAGTTTCTTCCAGACGTTTTGGAAATGCTGGATAATGTTCTACAGCTATTTATTAATAACGCTCCTGACTCCATCAGCCGCGCTAAGTTTTCAGCACAACGTGAACGATCAGTCGGTGTTGGTGCCTTGGGATTCCATGCCATGCTACAAAAGCAGGGAATACCCTATGAATCCCCAATGGCTAAATCTCTCAATATGCGCGTATTCAAACACATACGAACAGAACTTGACAAAGCCAATAGAGCATTGGGAGAAGCTAGAGGCGAAGCACCAGATGCCGCAGGAACCGGACTACGTTGTAGTCACGTCATGGCAATTGCACCCAATGCTTCAAGTTCAATTATTATGGGAAATACCTCCCCTTCCATTGAGCCTTGGCGAGCAAATGCCTACCGCCAAGATACAATTAGTGGTGCATTTCTAAACAAGAATAAGTTTTTAGATAGACTTATTTTTAAGAAGTGTTGTGACGATGATAAGTTAAACTACGAAAAGATTTGGTCTTCTATCATTGCTAATGATGGATCAGTCCAGCATCTTAAATGTCTTGACGACTATGAGAAAGAACTATATAAAACATCTATGGA